GAGAACATGAAGACGAAGGTGTTAAATTTTGGAGATTTAACCATGATTACCGTAAAGAGGGTATTTATGACAAAATCATTGGTGTTCTTAACGCAATCAAAAAAGACGTTACTAACGCAGAAAATGGTCGTGATTTATTATTGACTATTAACAGAAACATGAATAACATCCCAGTAGTATCTGCTGTTGCTTCATTAGACCCTTCTACCTTATCAGAAGACGAAGAAACTAAAGACTTATGGTTATCAGATTCTAGAACATGGGAAGATGTTTATTCTGTAAGAACTTATGATTATTTAGAGATAATCGTTAGAGGTGGGATTCCAATGTGGGATAAAGAAGAGAAAAAATTTGTTGATAAAGCAGCTTTAGCTACTGAAAATGTTGGTGATACAACTGAAAGCGAAGTAACTATGGGTGTTGAAAATGTTAAAGCTAGTGTACAAGCAGCTGCAACTTCTGAAAAAACTTTAGCTTCTGCTAACTCTACTGACGAAGAAGATGACTTACCTTTTTAATAAGGTTTAAATTAAACAAAAAGAGGTGAGAAATTGCCTCTTTTTTGTTCTAAAATAACAAACAAAAAAAACAATAAACAAATGGCAAAATTACCAGTAAAAAAACCAATCGAGAAAAAAACATTCGATAACAAAGCTTTTAAGAAAAATTTAGGTTTAGGTGCCCAAGTAGTTAAGGAAAAAGAATTATCTTGGATTCCATTTAAAAAAGCTTTCCATGATGCAGTAGGATTACCAGGTGTACCAAGAGGATATACAACTCAATTTAGAGGTTTTTCAGATGTGGGTAAATCAACAGGTATTTACGAAACTTTAGCTGGTGCTCAAAAATTAGGTGATTATTGTATTATAATCGATACTGAAGGAAGTTTTAACTGGGAACACGCTAAATTAGTTGGTTTCAAATACGATGAAGTTGTTGATGAAGAAACTGGTGAGATTGTAGATTATGATGGTGAAGATTTTATGTATTTTGGTGGTAGTGATTTATTGGCTATGTATCAAAACTTTGATTACAAAGATGCTAAAATGAAAACTAACCCTTTAAGATATATTCCAGTTGTTGAAGATATCGCACGTTTAATTAACGAGATTCTAGACCAACAAGAAAAAGGTGAATTCCCACATAACATTACGTTCCTTTGGGATTCAATAGGTTCTATCGGTTGTTTCCAAGGGGCTGTTTCGAATACGAATAATAACCAATGGACTGCTGGTGCTTTAAAAAGAGAGTTTGAATCTATTTTAAATTTCAGAATCCCAGCTTCTAGACGTGAAGGTGCTCCTTATATAAACACTTTTGTTACTGTACAAAAAATTTGGTTAAGACCAAACGCTGTGGGTCAACCAACAATCATGCATAATGGTGGTGAAGGGTTTAAATATGGTGTTAGAATGATTTTCCACATGGGAGGTAAATCAACATCGTCAGCTAAGAAATTAGATGCGACTAATAGCGGTAGAAGTTATAACTTCGGTGTTAGAACTGATATTGAATGTGTTAAAAATCACGTAAATGGTATTGAAAGAATGGGTAGTATCTGTTCTACACCACACGGATTTGTTAACCCAGACGAAAAAAATGCTTATGTGAAAGAAAACAACGCTTTCATCAACGCAAAACTAGGTACAAATTTCTCAGACTTTGAGATAAAAGAAGAAGACTTAGCAACAAACGCATACGAAAAAGATTAAAACGAATATTAACCTTATAAATGTTCTACTATGAACAAAAGACCACCACGTAATGGTGAAAAAGTTTTAAAGATACAAAATACGTTATTGGTAGACGGAAATGCCCTGTTTAAGACAGGGTTTTTCGGAGCCAAAGACCAATATAATCAACATGGAAATCATGTTGGTGGTATCTACCAATTCCTTACTACACTTAGGATGATTTTAGATAATGATTTATATCATAGAGTTTACGTCTTTTGGGATGGTAATTTTAGTGGTAAATTAAGATATGAAATCTACGAACCATATAAAAGTGGTAGAGGTAAGGATTACATAAATGGGACCCAACCCATAGATGAATCTGAATTACTACAAAGAGAAATAGTTTGGGAATATCTAAATGAGATGTATGTTAGACAATTAAAACATGAAATAATCGAAGGCGATGACTTTATAGCTTATTATTGTTTAACAAAAAAAGAAAACGAAAAAGTGACCATTCTTACTAATGATAGGGATATGGCTCAACTTATTGAAGATAATGTTAGAGTTTATTTTCTAGATTTAAAGAAATATGTTGATAATGTCAATTTTTCTTCGTACTTTTGTTATCATTATGAAAATGCAGCGTTGGTTAAAACGATGACTGGTGATTCAAGTGATAGCATAAAAGGTATTAAGGGGTTAGGTGAAACAACACTTATTTCATTATTTCCAGAATTGGTAGAAAGAAAAGTAAGTTTAATCGAAATTTTAGAACATGCAAAAAAACAACAATTAGAAAGAATTTCCAGTAAGAAAAAACCACTTAAAGTATTAGATAACATTATCAATGCTGTAACTGAAGGTGTGCAAGGTGAAAGAGTTTACGAAATAAATGAAAAGTTAGTAAATTTAAGAAAACCTATGTTAACTGAAGATGGTCTTAAAGATTTAGAACAATTAATTGACGGTACCCTAGACTCATCTGGTAGGGATTTAAAAAATGTTCTGATATACATGAAAAGAGATGGTCTAGATAAGACTATAGGTGAACATAGATACCCAGAGTATTTAATGCCTTTCAAAAACCTTATAGCTAGAGAAAAATTATTATTTTAACAAAAACAAAAACAAAAACAAAATCATATGAATACTAAAGAAAAAACAACGACACCTATTACGAAAAAAATCGAAGAACAAAGATTTGAGTTCGTACTTTACATTAACAACCATATTATCTGTCAAAGATATTTCCATATTTTTGATTTTAATGAAGATTCTATTAAGTCTTTAGAGGTTAAAGAATTGATGGATGAAATCACTGGGATGCATAACTGTAAATTCGGTTCTCTAGGTATCATACCTAATTACTTAAAAGAAAAATCGATACAGTACTTATGGGATAATTACAATCCTTATTTTAACCAAACTGATGATTCATATAAAGCACCAGCTAAGAAAGGTGATATGTTTCAATTCGAATTCAAAGTAGATAAAAGAGTAGTTGCCGCTTCTCAATTCTCAAATGAATTTTTTACTTTAAACCCTAAAGTAAGTGTTGATATTAGAGAAATAATCCCAATGATTATGTCTGAAATTAGACAAACAATGAGTAGAAAAAATTACTCGATTGTTGCTGTTTAATTATTAATATTAAATATTTATTATAACAAAGGTTTAAAAAAAATAAAATATAAATGGCAAAAATAGATAAAAATAATTTCGGATATTTGGGTCACGACTACCAAGTAAGGCTTATTGCGCAATTTTTAACTGATAGAAAATTCGCTAACGCTATCATGGATATTGTTGACCCGAATTACTTTGAAGACCAATGGTTAAAAATAATAGTTGCGACTATAAAAGATGCTAAAGCTATCGATGACATAGTTCCAGACGTTGGTAGTTTAGAGTTTAGGTTGTTAGAAGATGTGAAAGATGAGCACCAAAGAAAGTACGTTATTTCACAATTAAGAAAAATACAAGAAGCTAACTTAAACGATACTTTAAAAGTTCAAGATATGGCTATGCGTTTTTGTAAACAACAAGAGATGAAAAAATCTATGTTAATGGTTAATAAGATTATCGAAAGAGGTAACTTAGAAGACTACGAACAAGTTGAAGATATCATTAGGAAAGCTTTAGACCATGGCGATAACAAAGATGATGGTATGGATATTTTTGACGGTATTGAGCATGTATTGGTTGAAGATTTTAGGAAACCAATAGCGACAGGTATTCAAGGGTTAGATGAAGTTATGGATGGTGGTTTATCTAAAGGTGAATTAGCAGTTATTTTAGCTCCATTCGGTGTTGGTAAAACAACAATGATTACTAAAATAGCGAATACTGCGATGGTTGATGGTTATAATGTTCTTCAAATATTTTTTGAAGATAATTCTAAAGTAATTCAAAGAAAACACTTATCTTGTTTGTCTAATTATGACTTAAATAGTTTATCGTTACATAAAGAAGAATTAATGGAAATTAGTGAAAGACAAAAAACTAAAAAAGGTGTTCTTAAACTTAAAAAGTTTTCCAGTGATGGTACTACAATTCCAGTTATTAGACAGTATGTTAGAAAATTAATAGCACAAGGTTTCAGACCAGACATCGTTTTGTTAGACTACATAGATTGTGTTGAACCTTCTAGAAAATTTGATGATGTAAATGCTGGTGAGGGTAGTGTAATGAGACAGTTTGAAACTATGCTTTCTGAATTAGATATGGCTGGATGGACTGCGGTACAAGGTAATAGAAGCTCAATATCTGCCGATGTAGTTGAAGCCAATCAAATGGGTGGTTCGATTAAAAAAGGTCAAATTGGTCACTTTATTGTATCTATCGCTAAGACTTTAGACCAAAAAGAAGCTGGAACTGCAACTATGGCTATACTTAAATCTCGTTTTGGTAAAGATGGTTTAGTTTTTCAAGACATTAGATTTGATAATTCTAAGATACAAATAGATATGGGTGATAGTAAAGGTGGTAGAACTAGAAATGGTCATAAAGCTGATAAAGACGTTGAAGAAAAACAGAGAGTCGCATCTCTTTATAATGCGTCAAAAAACAGAGAAGCTGCTTTGAATTTAACAACACCTGTTTTATAAACTGAAAACAAAATTAACATAATAACAAAAAACAAGAACAAATGAATGAACCAATATTAAGAGCAAACCCAGATAGATTTGTTATTTTCCCAATTGAACACCAAGACATATGGGATTATTATGAAATAGAATTAGAGTCTA